CAGGCCCTTCTCGTTGCTTACCGGGATATGCAGTTTCGGAATCTGAACTACCGGCGCGGGAATGGCCTCGCCAGCCTGGATACGTCGCGACATGTTTTTCAGTTCTTTCAGGCAGCGCTTCCGCAACTCTGGATCGGTCAGGTTCAGTGAGCGCATCTCCGAATAGAGCTTTGTCACCATCCAGTAAGCCGGGTTGTTTGGCCACGGATAGGCTTCAGGTGTAGCGAAGTCACCGCGCCGGGCGCTGTAGGTCATCACCATGTCGTAAAGCTCATCAGAATCAGGCAGGCCGTGGCGACTTGCTTCACCCTGATTGCACCAGGCGACAAACTGGCCGGGGGACGGAAGGAATGGCGTTTCCTGCTGGCGGGCAATCTTCATCCCGGCCTTGACCTGGTCGAGACTGGTTATTCCGTTCTCAGCAAAGGCCAGCACCCACTGGCGGCGCAGCTCGTTCAGGTCATCCTGTTCTTTGATGGTTGCCAGCAGCGCCGGGAAAGCCGCCTTCAGCTCCCGGAACAGCTCGTTGAATATCTTGATCGCCTGCTCTGGAACCTGCTGTACCGGATTCTCAGGCGCGTACATTTGCTGAAGTGATTTGCCATCACGGTTCTGAATGGCCGTTACCAGATTTCTCATAGCTGTAACCCCTCTGCCCAGTCAGTGTTATTGAAGTCCAGAACAGGCTTACCAGTGCCGGTACCGGATTTCGCTTTGTCGCGTTTGATTGCCAGCTGCGACCACTTCTCACGAAGTTTCGCCGGGCACAGAACATTGCCGCACCAGAAACTGTCCTGGCTGGCCCAGCGGAACAGGCTGCACATGTCGCGATGGTCACGCCCGTCTTTCTCGCGCATCAACCGGATATCATTTGCCCATCCTGCAAAAGCGGGTTTTCTGGCAGAAGGCTCGATTGACTTCACCACATCGAACATCCACTCAGCCGCTTTCAGATCGTCAGCAGTCCCCCACTTATCACCCTTCGGTGATTGAATGGCTGCTTCAGGTCGTTGCGGGTTTTGTTGCTGGACAGCAGGAAGTGAATTTCTCTGACTAGAATCTAATACGTTAGTATTAGATGTTATATTGTTTGTGGCACTTTGATGGCAATCTGTTGGCACAACCTCCTCCGCAGCCCTTGCCGCGAGCGGGATTGCGTTGGCACTTTGATGGCAATCTGTTGGCACAACTTTTTTCTGATAATCGTCGTATTTTATGACCAGAATCTTCGAAAATTTCTTGTTCGATTCTTTGCTGATCATGCCCAGTTTTTCAAACTTCAGCAGAAGGTACTTAATGCGATTTGGGTCAATTCCTGTCTCCTGCGCCAGGGTGTGACGCCCGGTGATAAACTCACCTCTCCTGCAAAGCAAATCACCGAACTCAGTCGATACCGGGCCGGGTGCATGATTGGCAGAAAGGATGAAGTGAATCCACAGGTGAACAGCGTCAGAATCCGTTCTGTAGAATGGCAGCTCCATTATTTTTCTGTGCAGCAAGGCAAACCCCTTACCGGTTGCCTCCGGTCTGTCAGTGGCCTGCTTATCAGGCCGTATGGGTCTTACGTTTGAATAGGCAAGGCTCATGCTTCCTCCCGGCCTGTCTTGTCGCTGATGCCAGAACGGTATTCAGCGAGGATTCGAGTTACTTCTTTCACTACGGCTTCAGGAAGCGCTAATGCGTGATTGCCAGCCACTACGAACAGGTTGGAATCACAAAGAAGCTCTGCCAGTCGGCGCGCCTTGTGAGCGCTAAACTGAGGCATTGCTGCTGATTTGGTAAGCTTGGTCTTGCCGGATGCTTTGGCCTTCTCCAGCTGAATCTCAGCGACTGCGGCGGCGTGTGTTCCATGCTGTCGGGAAAGAGCAACCGCCGTTGTTGGTGCCACCTCTCCGGACTTCACCATCTCAATCAGGCTGTCGCCGCATTCGAGCAGATGGAGATGATGGTCAACGTCAGCAACGCTACGCTTAACCTTCTTCGCTATCTCAGCCACTTCCCAGCCCTGATTGCTCAGTCTCTGATAGGCTGCTGCACGTTCCAGCGGGGCCAGAGCCTTACCCTGAGAGCTGGTAACCATGAAAGCGATGCGATCGGCTTCGGTACCAACAAAATCTTTGCACTCCAGGCGGGGAATTTCGGTACCGGATTCGGTGGCCAGCTTTGCGCCGTAATAGCGATGGTGCCCGTCGATAACCTTCACGCCCTGCTCAGTAACCTGAACCGCCAACGGCGGTACAAACTCACCGGCGATAAACGCATCGCGGAATTCTTCAACGTGCGCTAGGTCGATATCACGGACGTTATAGCCCGGCTCGACGTAGATTTCAGACAGCGGAACCAGGAAGGTTTTACGTGTCGTGGTTTCTGAGCCGTTCTGGTCTTTGTATTTGTACAACTGCGAAAGTGATGACATAATTACTCCTGTGAATTGTTCCAGTTATTCGCATCAGGCCTCAAAGAGTTCGTCGCTCTTTGGGGCTTTTTCTTTTGTCATTTCCAGTTGCAGCCGGGAATACTCCAGCTGTATCCAGATGAGGTGTCGGTAGTGTTCCAGCGGCATCTTCCGTTCTCCGCGCATCACAAAATCCTCTACACCGCAGGCGGCGAGAGTTTCCATAATTTCCGGGTATTTTTCGGTACGGCGAAGGATGGTGCTGTCTGCTACAGAAAGCAGCTTTGCAACCACTGACTGACGGGTGTTTGATAATGCCTGGTGTGCAGTCGCCAGAAGATGACGGCCTGTAAACGCAATACTTCCTGATTTGCGTGGGTTTGCCTGTTCCATTTCTTATTATGTCCATGTTGGTTAGATAGTTAGTTACGTGTGAGCACCGTGGGGTGCCACTATGTTTGTGCACCTGTATCGGCGCGGCTAAGTTGTGTAAAGAGCGGTGGATCTATTTTTGATTCATGTACTAAAAGTGCATTTCAGGCAGCAATTTGCTGTTTACTGATGCGCTTGATTTCTGCTGCTGAATACTTGCCGCCTGATGCTTTGGCGATTTTCCCTGCATAGTCCGTTTCGCCAGTGAACTCGGTGCGAGGTAAAGAACCACGCTCAATCCACTTGTAAACGGCCTTTGGTGTCAGGCCGCAAATATCAGCCACAACAGAAACGCGAACACCTTTAATGACGTCTCCCAACGTAATTAGGTTCATGTTTATCTCCTGCGGGTGAACTTAGGGTTCATAATATGACGGAACTGAAAGTACAGTCAACTAATTATATGCTTGAACTTATGGTTCATGGAAAAGAGCGTGAAAGTTTCTCGCAAAGGCTTGCGCTGGCCTGCGAAAAGGCGGGAATCGGGTTTTATGGTAGGCAGGCTGAGATAGCTGCCCGGTTGAAAGTCACTCCTAAGGCGGTAAGCAAATGGTTTAACGGCGAGTCAGTGCCGCGTCAGGCGATGATGGAGCAGTTGGCAAAATTATTGGGAACCAGCGCACAACACCTGTATGGATATACAGATAACGATGGTATAGACTCAGATCACTATAAGCGTGCATCAGGCTACTATCGTGTTGATGTTCTTGATGTCCAAGCCAGTGCGGGGCCAGGGACGATGCTATCAAATGAGTTTATCGAAAAAATAAGAGCCATTGAATACACAACTGAACAGGCGCGTTCGATGTTCAATGGCAGACCACAGGAAAGCGTAAAAGTAGTTACCGTGAACGGTGACAGCATGGAAGGGACAATCAATCCCGGCGACGAAATATTCGTAGATATCACTGTCAATCAATTCGATGGTGACGGCATCTATGTTTTTGTTTTCGGTCGTTCCCTGCATGTTAAACGCCTTCAAATGCTCAAAGATCGCATCGCTGTGATATCTGACAACCCTGCATATGAACGCTGGTTCATTGAAAATAATGAAGAAGATCAGCTTTTTGTCATGGCTAAAGTACTCATACGCCAATCTATAGACCTTCGCCGCTTCGGCTAGCAAAATATTTTATCTTAAAGTTCATTGAGTTAACCCTCAGTGAACTTTTATTTCCTATTTTATGTACTTTAGGTACTTTACATTCATGAACTACAAGTACATTATAAACCCATCAGCAGGACGCACTACTCACCAGGACGGTGACGCTCTTTAACAATATGACAGACGCCGATACAGGCGTACCAAATCAGAGATGATTTTGGGCAAGAGAGGGGTGGA